TGAATTTCCCGATGGATTAATGGGTGGCACGAGTATACATCTCATTCAAGCAGACGCTGCAACCAATGAAGAAGCTAAAAGATATGGAGATGTTTTTACATATGAAGCTGATGAAGCAGTTATGACTTCTGATAATCAGGAAAGAGGATTTACTAGTAATATAAATGTTCAGTCTAATACTATACAGCCTGCTGTAACACAACATTCCGATCATACAGATGAGCATGGATTGCCTTCCGAATATCTCAAAGCAATAGAACATCAGTATTTTCCATTCATGTTTGAAACTGACAACAAAGCTGGTAATGGAGAATTCAAACAGTTCTGTCAGTTCCAGGCAACTCTAAATCAATTGCAAGAAACTTATCAGCCATCCTGGAATCCTAAATCTTTCTTTGGTAGAACTGAAAAGATATATACATATGTAGAAACAGATAGATCATTAGATCTTCAATTTGTTATATTCGCTAATGCTTTTAGAGAATTACAAAATGTCAGAGAAAGAACAACTTGGTTAGCACAACAAACATATGGATCATTCTCACAAGAAGAGGATAGAATAAGCAAAATAACAGCTGGACCTATTATCAGACTGACGATTGGAGATTTATTCTTTAGAATTCCTGGACATATAAGAAGCTTATCATTCAACTGGGATCATGGTGGCCCTGGTGGAAAATGGGAAATGACTAAAGGTTTGCGAATGCCAACTTCTGTTAGTGTTCAAATGAGCTTCCAGGTAATTCATCAGGTACTTCCACATAGAAACTTTGATTTCTATTGGGGAATGGAAGGTGGAATGAATGGAATAAAAGAAAAATTAATTCCATCAGCTGCAGAGGAAGATCCTGGTACAGCTGATGAAAGCTATCTTGATCTATTAAGGAGAGCTGGGTAATGCTATTGCGACATGCAATTTTAGAAGCTCCCGATTCATTGCAACAAGGTATCAGAACTGGGAATGAAGTATTAATTTCTGGAGTAAAATATGTCGCAATTAGTCTGAATGAACACGGAAAAAATCTTAAAAAGGCAAGACTATAATGGCAATTTCAAGATATGCAGAATTCGAAACAGTTAAAGATCAATCTACTAATAGATTGAGATTAGAATCATTCCCATATATTAGAGCTGAAGAGTTGTATGATTCAGTGAATGATGTTATCATAACATTCACAGATGGCATGAGAATAGATACTTTGGCTCAAGATTATTTAGGTGATGGAAGATATTGGTGGGTAATCTGTCTCATAAATGATTTAGATCTTCCATTTGGAGATAGATTATTGCCAGGAACCGTCATTCGTATACCTACTAACGTTTCAGTAATATTAGATAAAATAGCAAACAAAATTAAGAAGGCGATATAATGTCAAGAGAATTATTTTTACCGGAAGATGATGTAATACTAGGATGGAATGATAAAATCAATGCTAGTAGTTTAGAACTATCTGGCCTAGTGCCATTTGTTAATTTAATATCACTGATTGATTTAAATGATATTTTCGACATTGACTCCAGCATGGAAGATGCAGAGGGAAAGAATGCTCAACAAAGGCAAGCTCTAGCAGCAAGGTTTTCAAGAGTGAATATAACAAATGATGTAGCAAAAACTTTTGGAGATGAAAATGTAAATCAAGCAGGAGTATTTTTAGCAGGTGTCGAATCGCAATTAGAATCCGTAAATAAAAAAGGTGGAGTTGGTATTAATAGTTTAGATGTCACAAGAGGAACAAAGGAAGCATTCAACGAACGTTTTGATGTAAGCATGACATTTACTGATCCTGAAATATTTGATACGAATTTAGAATATTCCTCACTAATAATTTTGAATTCAGTATTTTTAATAATGTATGGATGGTCAGGAGGAAAGGGATTATTGTTCAAAGATTCTCCTCCTATAACTTTTGACTCTCGTGCAGATATAAATGTAGATCTTCAGGCTACCAACGGCGGATTTTGGACTGCAACACTTGCAAGATTGTACAAATTCGATTTTAATTTTGATCAAACAGGTCAAATTAACGCAACGTTAGGTCTCATGGCACCTCATAATGCTACATTAACATTTATGAGAAGTGCACAAATTGCAGAAAAAATGAAGAATAATCTTAAAGGTAAAAACGATACGATATCAACTCATTTTTTTTCGGATCATGCAAAAGAAAAGAGAGATAAAAATATTGAATTACTTAAACCTGTAATTACAGTTACAGTTGTTAGTATAAATAAAATAACAGATGAAAATAATAAAGTTGTAGAAGTTCCAGTGAAAGAAGATGTAGAAACATATTATTATTTAGGCTGGGTTTTAGAAGCACTTCGAGATGCTGTAAATTCTAAAATGACTACAGATAGAAGTGATAATATGCACATAAATTTCAGATATTTAGATATAGAAGATTCTAGAATAGATCACTTGTATAAAAAGATATATAGACCCCCTAACTTATCTACAACTACAAATAGTGAAGATGTTTTTATTACAGATGCTGCTCAACATATAAACAATGTATTTGAAGTTCCATTGAAGAAGCATGTTGTAGATGATATTATGCAAAATAAAACAATGCCCGTTTTAGACATGATAAAATTCTTTTTAGCTCCTGAAACTCATGATCTACCAGGTGTACAATTAGCAACTAGAGAAAAAAATAACGCACTGGAAATATTTGTCGCTAATGTAGACATGCCTGAGTCTAAACAAATGTTAGATGATTTAGAAATTCCCAGGCCTGAAAGAAGTACAACTCTCTATATAGAATTCGGAAATAAAGATTCGCTTGTTGAATCTATAGATCTAACTTCAAAATTAGATCCTAATGCGCATGAAGTTTATAAAATACCTGTACCATTAGGCGATACAGTTGAAGATTTAAGAAGAGATCTAAAAGGTACAAATTTAAATAGCGAAATTGAAAGAATATTATCGCAGACAGATGACGCAGGTGAAAAAATTGCAACTACTCCTGCTGGTATAGTAAGTAAATTGATCGAACAAGACATAAAAAATTACAGAATTATAACTCAAGCTCTTCTAAAGGATCAAGATATATTCGCAAGATTAATGGGTAAATATCTTAAAAGAACAACAGTTCAAATGCATGGAACTACAGGATTAAACGCATACAACGCAGTCGTAGTAAGAGGAATGATTAAAAAATTATCAGGCATATATAATATTATTCAAATAACAGAACAACTGAACAAATCATCATTTAACACTATATTAGAAGCTACAATGATTCAACCATTTACAAAGTGATAGTTTATGAGACACGGTTCTTGTTATTATAATTTATAGAAACATTAATAACGACAAAAAGGAATTGTATGGCTAAATATTGGGCAGAAACAGAAGAGGACGCTATAGCAACTTATGTTAGAACCGACAATACAGCTCTAAGACATAAGTTGTACTGTGACGTAATTGAGCGAGCATTCAGAACTCTGATAGAAAATATATTCTACACTTATCACTTTAACAAACTTCTTGGAAGTTTAGAAAATGTTGAACACGAGATGCTTGTTTATTTATATGAAAGAATATGTAAGTTTGATCCCGACAAGGGAAAGAAATCGTTCTCTTATTTTGGTACTGTCACTAAAAACTGGATGATACAACAATCAAATGCAGTTAAGAAGAAAGTACCTATAGATGAGAATGAAAACACGAAACAAATATTGAACATCAGTATCAAGGGACACAAAGAAGATTCTAAAAAAGAAGAAGATATGGAGTTTATATCATTGCTTTCTTCTAATCTTATGGAAAGCCAGAAGCTTAATTTAAATGATGACGACATAGCAATCGCAGAAATAGTTACAAATTTACTCAAAAACTATGACACGTTTAATATTTATAATAAGAAACAAGTTTATCTGTATATAAAAGAAGGAACAGGTTTACCTTCTAGAAAAGTTACTAAAACATTGAAAAAATTAAAGTTAGTCTATAACGACATGAAAAAAGATTTTTATGAATGATATGGTTACGACTAAAGAGTTGGCTGAAAGATATGTGGACAGATTGAAGGTAGCTGAAGAACTAATGTTAATCCTTGAATCGACTAGCAAAGCATATTTTCAAGCCGATCGTGAAATGAAATCTCTTGAAGAACAGTTAATTGAACGTGGGGTTGAAATAAAAGATATTGAATAGTTTAAGCGAAACATTCTATCCCGGAAGCAAGTTTGTTAGATCTTCTTATGGAGCTGCACAAGGATGGACTTCTCATCAAAATGCTCAGTTTATTCTATACAGAGGAATAGTGATAAAAGTAGATACTAGCACTATAAAAGGCTCAGGTTCTACTATCATTCCACCAGGATCATTACAAGTAAAAATAATTGATGAAGATGTTAGTAGTAGAGATCCTAATACAGATATAAACAAATGGGCTCCTCCATTTACATCATTTCATAATATATCTATACCTGAAATTGGTGAGGAAGTTTGGTTGATTAGAGAAGCTTCTAGTATAGAATCAATCGTATATTGGATGGGTAGAGTGCCTGATACTGATAAATTAAATGTCAGCTTAGCAAGAGAAGTAATCGCTAATCAACCTCCTCAAGCAAGATATAGATTTAATTTTAAAGTAGAAGATATTGCAGATAACATCACCCAATCAGATATTAACATTTATTCTATACCTTTTAAACCTGGTGATGTAATTCAGCAAGGGAGAACTTCTACTTATATAAGACATAGCAATGATGACAGTAAATTGGGAGTATTGGATCTAGGAATTAAAGATCCTCTAATAAATGAATCATTGGTAAAATCTTTTGTTGTTAGTGGTCATACGCAATCATTACATCTAGAATCAGCTGTTCCTAAGCAATTCACTAATTTAGAAAAAATTGATAATACAGTTACTTTAGAAACAGGTGCAATAGTTAGCTCTACAGAGGAAGAAACTCCTTCTTCAAAGATAGTTAATAAGGCGGATCAAATATATCATATAGCTGATGGTGATAATGATCCTCAGTTATATAGACCTATATTAGGCGAAAAGCAAAATCAATGGTCGAGCCTAATGGCTGATACTGTATCAGGTATTGTAGACAATCTTGAATTGATCAATGAAGGAATATTGAAAAGCTTGACGGGCATAATTCAATCTATAGATTCAAGCATTGGATCTCTCAGAGGATTAAGAATAGAAACAGATACTAGGAAAATTTCTTTCAATCTTGGAGAAGAAGCTGGTCATATAGATTTTGATGTAATAGATAATGTTAGATTAGTTAATGATGTTGCAGGTATTGAAGCTATAGAGTTAGCTAGTTTTGGAGAAAACTTGCAATCTACAAGAAATCAACTTGTCTTGTTGAAGGATCTTTTGAAAGACAATCTTAGCAAGAATCAATTTATAAATTAGAGAATATTTGTGGCTATTAACTTACAGTTTCCTTTAAGAAAATACAATAAAGGATTTTTTCAAGGAAATGATACTACGCTTGAAGCTGTTAGAGAGGATATTAAGATACTTCTACTAACGCGAAAAGGTCAGCGATTAATAAATACTGGAATAGGAACAAATATTGCCGTTTATGCAGGTGAACTATTTAGGCAGATAAATAAAACAGAAATGAAAGCTAGAATTGCATCAGAAATAAGGGCAGCTCTAGAGACATGGATGCCTCATATTAATTTGATAGGTCTACAAGTATTGACTATTGATGAAGATCCAAATTTAAGAGACAACGATATGGTTGTTAAGATGGATTATAAATTGACAAGCGCAGAGGCAGCAAATGATAGTATTCAACTTAGAATGAGTGCATAAAATTAAGAAATGTATTGCTAGAAGAACAAGATATATCAAAATTTGCTTTAAATCCAAAATCAATAAATAGAGACAAAGCTACTGGAATGAGAACAGCTAATAGAGTTACACAGCTCAATAGCAAGAGAAGACAAAAAAGAAAAGATAAAGCTGCTAAGAAATCAAAAAAGAGATAACGAATGGCACAAACAGCACTGAAAGAAGTTCGTAATATAAATTATTTGTCCAAAGACTTCGATTCGATAAAAACAAGCTTAATAGAATTTATACAGCAAAACTTTCCAAATGATTGGCAAGATTTCAATGAAGCTTCAGGAGGAATGGCTCTATTAGAAATGATTGCTTATGTTGGTGACTTAATGTCTTTCTATATTGATAGACAAGCCAATGAAACTTTGATTCATAGAGCTGTTGAAGAAAAGAATATCATTGGACTATCCAAAACATTGGGTAGAAAGCCAAAGTTTGCAGTTCCAGCTGTAGTAAATGTTTCGTTAAGTGCAGAATTAACAGCATCTAATTCAGCCGCTCAATTATTTACAATCAAAAAAGGCACAAGAATTGCTACAACAAATGAACCTTCAGTCAGTTTTGAAATATTGAATGATGTTGATTTCAATCTATCAGCTAATAGATCATTGCTCAATGATGGTACAATAGTTACTGCAAGTGTTTCAAGTGTTTCGGCTATAGCGGGTCAATCAAGAACATTTGTATATACTGTTGGAGCTCCTTCTAAATTCCTTAAGATTACTTTACCAAATGAAGATATTACAGAAATTACATCTATTTCAAGTTCAGATGGAAATGAATGGACTGAAACAGAATATCTAGCACAGGATACGATCTTCTTTGGAGATGATAATGATACATCCAGTTCAGGTGACATCGCATCTGTCCTCAAATTTAAAAGAGTACCAAGACGATACACTACAGAGGTGGAACCAGAGGGCGTTCTATCGATACGCTTTGGATCAGGAAAAGAAACTCTTGAAGATTCGGAAATAATACCCAATCCAGAAGATTTTGTTTTACCTCCAACTTTGAGAGGCTCGGCATCCGGGTTCATTCCTGCTACAATTAATTCAGCTCAATTCTTAGATACAAGATCCTTGGGAATTGCTCCTGGAAATCTTGCATTGGATATTACATATAGATTTGGAGGTGGATTAGATACAAATGTAGGATTGAGAACACTCAATAAATTCACAAACTTAGATATTATTTATAAGACTGCTAATTTCACAAGTGTTTCCGCTGATGTAGTATCTGACATAGAATCGAGATTGAGAGTATTCAATGATGAACAAGCATCTGGTGGAGCTGAAAGAGAATCATTAGATGAAATGAGAGAAAATGCTGCAGCATTCTTTGGTGCACAAAATAGAGCTGTTACTTTGCAAGATTATCAGGTTTTTTCAATGTCTATGCCCCCAGCATTTGGTACTGTATTTAGATCCTATGCAAGGAAAGATCCTTCCAATAATTTAGGAGTTGAATTATTCTTGGTTGCTAGAGACACTGATAAATATTTGACTTCTCCTAATGGAGTGTTGAAAAACAATGTTGAAACATATATCAAGAGATTCAAGTCATTCTCTGATTCTATAAAAATAAGTGATGGTAAGATTATCAATTTGAGTGTAGACTTTTCAATAGTTCCTGAGCCTAATATAAATGTAAACGAAGCATTGCTTGAAGCATTCTTTGTACTTAAAGCTGAGTTTGATATATCAAATTCTTGTTTTAATGACTTCATAGTAATCCCAGATATGATAGCAAAACTACAGTCGATAGACAAAATAAGATCAGTGGCATCATTCAATCTTGGAAATATAGTCAACACTAAAGATGGTAGAACATATTCAAATGTAGAATTTGATGTTAAAGCTAATACGTTCAATGGAATTGTTAAGTTCCCTCAAACATCTATTTGGGAGCTTAAATTTTTAGATTTTGACATTATTGGTAGAGCAATATAGTTAATCAGTGCATCTCATATCCGAGAAAGTATAATGTTACTTAAAGAAATAATGAACAAGCCATATGATTATAAATGGACTCATAGAGGACGAACACTTCATATAGCTGAATTTGAAACCGAATCGGGTACAAAATATTCAGTCGGGTATAATGATATGAATGTTTCAGATGATCCTGATTGGAGATTTTGGGAAGTACAATTCCACAATCTAAATCAAAAAGATGCTGCAGCTATTTCAGGAACAGGAGATGAGTTCAGAGTATTTGCTACTGTTATGGCGGCTACACAAGATATTATCAAGAAGACACATCCTGTAGTACTCTATTTTACTGCTAAAGAGAAAAGCAGAGTTAGTCTATACAAAAAACTCATTTCAAGATATGCTAAACAATGGGGATTTTTCTTAAAAGATACAGGGAATAGTTCAGATGGTGTTACTTTTACATTAGAGAGAAAAAAATGAGCGTTAGAAGAGCTTATGCCGATCAAGATACATTTATCAACGAAAAGAGTCTAACTTCAAACTTTGGAGCTTCTCCAATATTAGAGGTGTGGAACTTATTCGATCTAGAAATAAATAGAAAAGAATTTGCAAGAACAATAATGAGATTCAATCTATCAGCATTAACAGCTGATATTGCAGCTAATAACCTAGTAGACCCTAGAACGGATACTACGGTCACGGCTTATATGTATGTGTTCAATGCAAAACATGGAGACGATCAAGCACAATCGTTTAATATAAATGTTCATCCTCTAACACAGGAATGGGACGAAGGGACAGGTTTAGATAATGATCAACTTACTGAAACGGGCTATGCGAATGCTGTATCTGCTCAATCCACAGTTGCTTGGACAACTACTGGTGGGACTTACGTTGTTGACTCTTTCTCTGCTACCCAGTCTTTTGATCATGGTGAAGAAGATTTAAAAGTTGATGTAACTAGCATGTTTAAGGAATGGTTGGCTGGGAATACAGGAAACTTTGGTGTAGTATTAAAAATGACTGATAACCAGGAAATTAAAACTGGTGCATTATCAGCAACAAACATATTCACAAAGAAATTCTATTCAAGAGAAACAAATACAAGAAGAGCTCCTTACATACAAATGGAATGGCCTGGTGCTATTAGAGATGATAGATCTGCTATCTCATTCAATAGTACAGGAAGCTTGTGGTTCTATAATATAATCAACGGCCAGTTGCAAGACTTAGATGGAACTAATGATTTCCCTGGTAATATAACTTTATCAGGTGTTTCAGCTGATGATTCAGCTTCGGCTTTACATACCGCTTTAACAGCTGTTAGATTTGAAAAGGGAATTTATAAATGTAATGTAGGAACTATGCCATTGAGTGGAAATGATTATGCTTCATTCAAAGATAATTGGTTCTTATCCGCTTCACCTACTGCAAACTATACATTTGTATTTACGGCTATAAATCCTGCTTCTGGGTTTGCTGACTATTCAACATCGAAATATAGAACAGCTTTCAAGAATCTTAAAAGAAGGTATGAAAAGGGAAGCAAACCTAGAATAAGATTACATATCAAAGATGATTCAACAACATTCACAGCATTAACAGCTGCAACAACTGCAGTGACTAGCTTCACTTGTACCGATGGAACTTGGGAAATTAGAGAAACACAAACNGATCTGGTAGAAATACCAGCTAGTCAAATGTCTTATGACGCTAATGGTAATTTCTTTGAATTTGACACAACAAATCTTTATACAGGAGTTGATTATCATCCTGTATTAAAGCTAAAAATTAAGGGTGAGACAATATTTATAAATGAACCTGAACGATATACATTCAAAGTAGTATAGGAGCTAAACAATGAAATTAAACGAAGCGATGGCTAATATGCCAATTCACAAGGATTGGGATAAAGTAGTAAAAGCCTTTGAGAATTTCGATAAAAGACATTCAGCCGATATAGATAATGAAGCTGGTATGGATAGTGGCATTGAAGACATCGCAACATCTTTAATAGCTGTTGATGACGAAATAGGAGAAGTTCAACGGCTATTAGCCAAACACTGGAGCTAAATAATGAAATTGAAAGAAGCAAAGAGAAAGAGACAATTGAAAGAAGGAAGATATCCGCCAGATGAAATACTAAGC